GTGTCCGCTGGCTCACAAAAAACCGCCCACCCTTGCTTAGATTGCATCTACGACATGAAGCAACTAAATTATCATCGCTATCAAGACCACCTAATCGCCTAGGTATTACATGATCCACAGTAGTAGCCTCTTGATTGCAGTATTGACAGATGAACTGATCTCGCCTCAAGATACGACTTCGTATTTGTCGCCATCTATGGGTGCTACCAGTAGATCGTAGAGCTGACTTACTCATCAATACCACCCTTTAATCTTATGATGCTTTAGTGCATTGCAAGGATTAGCATACCTGTGTTTAATGTAGTTCAATCCTCTATCTATCTGTTTAGTAGGGTTTAATTCTTTTAAGCCTAATATCTGTGGAATACCAAACGCACTTGACTTAGGGTTCTTGGCTTTGTAGTTCCATCTTGATTCTTTATACCAGAGTTCATCTACACAATAGAATTGTTCAAATGAGTAATCAAGCTGATGAAATGTATATTGTTTTAGTTTAGGTATTGACCAAGATACAGCAACGGAATCATCTTTTAAAAGGCTTATGTTCAAGACTATGAACAGAGGTATCACCAAACCAAACCTTGCGATCTTTCTGCTTCGCAGATCGCCCTTTCGCTCTGAAAGCGAATTTGCGTTTAAGGGTATCATACATCTCCAAATCCATCAGCATAACCGCAGGTCAGACGGCAAGTCGTGATCCTTAATCCATTCAACTCAATCCATGTTTCATCGTATCCGGCTTGGCTCATATCGACATCCACCCTTCATATTCAGCTTCAGGATTATGTAGTAGCCATTGCTTACGCAATTGGTTTTGATGACCCCAATTTATTTCGTGGGTTCTTTGATCATGAGAATCGCACATGTAAAACACTCCTTATCAACAAACATCCAAGCACCGCATTTAGTGCATCGAATGACTGGCTCTTGAGTATCGGTTGCCTCAGCTTGATTCTTAGCACCCACAGCATTGCATTTGAGGCATTGATAAACCCTAAAGCCTTCATGGGTGTCGTATCCATCAAGCCAAATAAACTCAGAGTTGGCTGAGCAGAAATTACACCGGAACTTAACCAAGTTTTCCTGCCCATCCATCGCCCTTGAATATAGCCGGCACAGCTGTGTAAACACGCCTTAAAGGTTCATCACATACTTGACAATTAGGGATTTTATGATCCATTGGTAGATCCAATACAATCAGCGTTCCCTCTTTGTCGCACATGTAATCGTAATTAGGCATTATTCGAATCCTTGTGTAGCGGATAAGGAATTCGGTTTATAGCGTGGCAGCTATAGCATCGAAGCAGATCGCCCTCATGAAGTAATCTGTCATCGTTGCATAACTCGCAATGCTCAGTTGATGGCTCTATTTTAACTCCGTCATCCGTAAAGGTTGCAGTTAAGCCAGAGCCGTCAATGATTTGTAATTCACCCATTTATTCACCTCCTTCAAAATACCATTTTCCATTAGCTGTAAGTTTTCCCCATTTAGGCTCACATTGTTTTGCTTTGCAAACATAACCATAGTAAGGCTTACCTCCTTTAGAGATTCCTTCTTTAAGAATATGCCCATGCTGGCAAGCAGGTGGCTCATTAGGTGTTGATGCACCAATCTCAGCAACGACATCACCAACAGACCACGCAACTGGCTCAGGCTCTTTCTTATCAGCTTCAAAACTATCTCTTAAGATTGTTTCAATTTGCGCTGATTTAGTGCCGGGCTTGCCATACATGTTTTGTCTGCTTTCCAACTTATCTTTAAATGATGGATTGCTTTCAACCTTTCGCATGTCATCCTTTGTCGCAGTCTTGTCAGATCCTTTTAGTAGAATGATTGCTCTACCTAATGCGCTTGTCGCAGTATCCTCAACATAAAACTTTTTCATATTAGGAATGTAAGTTTCTCTTGAGCCAAAAGCAATGTTGCTTACAGCTGGTGAAGTATCAGTAGCATCACGCCATAGGGTCGCTTGCACCAAGATATAACCCTTTTCTCCATCATGGCTAATGACTGATATATCTGATCTGCCCATCGGATAATTGGCAATAAACCATTTGTTTAGCGTTGCCACATCCTCATAGTCCTCTAAATTAAATGCCATTATTGATCCCAACTTTCATCTTTGACTGCATCAAGGACAGTTTTATAGACAGCACCATAGGCGATGAAGTCTTTGATACTGTCCTGATGATCTGGTGTTTCTGTAAGCCTAGAAACCTTGACAAGTGCCATGCATAATGCAGCTTGGTGTGGTGTGATAGGGAAATCGAGATAGGCAGACCATAGACCTGCGATTCGCTTGTGATTATAGAATGGATGTCCGTAGACACTTCCACGCTGGTGGATCGTAGTAATGACTTCATCAAATAATGCTTCAGTTGAACTTTTCATAATCAAAAACCTCATCAACTTTCCGCTTATTCTCAATCATTCGGCGGTGCATATCCCAGCCGTCTTTACGCCCACGCCAGTAAGCTGTGCTTTTAGCGTTTCCTAATGATGAATAATAAAACATGATTGCAAACATTGTTCCAAAAAATAACCAAGCAGCTTGTAAGTCGCTCATTTTGTTGCCATCTCCCTTATTGCTTTTGGCATCGCAACCGGATCTCGGTCATCGATTACTTTATAGTTTGCCCCTGACGGATGAATTGATGGTGCAGCGGCAACATAACCTTTCCACTTAATATCAATACCATCAGTTAATTTACCTTTAAACACATCAGACTTATCAGCCGTGTAATAAAGGTGCAAGCCATCACCAGTTTGAACTGTATAAGTAGGCTCAAACTCTGGCAGTAATTTGCCACCATTTCGGTAATCAATATCAAAAACAACTAAGCCTGATTGATAACAGGCAATGCCTATATTGATTTTTTGATCGTAGTCAAACCAAAAGTTGATTAGTTTGCTATCTGTTGATGCTGATAAATAAGCCCTTTGAGCCAAGTCAAAGTGCGGATCTTTCTTGCGTGGCAATAATGGCAAAACTGCCCATCCTCGCTCTGCATATTCTAAAGCTGTATCTCTACCGCCTAGATCTAGTTTCATGTCGCTCCCTACATATCCACAGACCATCTGTGAATACATAAAGTTTGACCTAAATCAAGTTATTTATCTACCTGACCTACGGCGTGTTCTATAACGATTAGATAACGCCAATAGCCTCAAATTGATCGATATGATCATCAATCGTACGATCCCTATAGTCGGTTTCAAGCCCCATACGACTTTCCAAGAGCTGTGAATGAGCCATCTTTGTTGATAGGAATCAGGGTTGGGGTCATGTTTTTGCCGTTCCATTCAAGGATAGCAATACCCATCTGCCAATTGGCTAAGCCTTTCGTATAAGAGGCTTTTGCCTTATTCATAAGGTTTCCTACCTCAATGCCATATAAAGGCCTGTAATGGCCTCCTAAGCCCTCTGAAAAGGCACTCATGCCTAGTTTATGGGTATGACCACAGACCACGCTCTTACCAGCCTTACGAGCCAAATTAAGGGCAGTTATGCCAGCATTGGGATTCGTGTTGCCTTCATCGCCATGAGCCAAGATCCAGCCTTTTTCGAATTCATAAAAGGTTTTATGGAATGTAATGCCTAAATTATCGAAATCCATAAACTTGGCGTATTGCAGCTCTGGGAGGCTAATTAGCCCCGGCACTTTCAAAAGTGTGTTGTAAAGTCGATCTGTGTGATTTGATCTAACAATATGGGCTTCCTTGGCATTTTCAGTTAATGCCCAAAGAATGTCTTGAGTTGCCTTGCGGTCAGCGTCAAGGGTTTGCTGATAAGCCAAAGGTGTTTTCTCAGCCCATCGAGAAATGGTTTGAAAGTCAATCTCATCGCCAACGCATAGAACGCTATCAAACTTTTCACGCCTTGCCAGCTTGATGACATTCTTGACAGCTGCTTCATGGTGGTATGGAATTTGCAAATCACTTATTACTAAGTATCGCTTAATCGTCATCCTCATCGTCAGTTGGATCTATGGATGGGATGATCCCACCATCGCCTACAATCCAATCAGGGAAAGTCTTATGTTCTGTCATTAACCAAAATGCGTGCTCAGGTGTAAATCCTGCTTTTCTAGCTGCTTTATAGCATTCATGTAAAGCCGTATAGTGTTGATCTAACTTAGATAACGGCTCAGGAGATTGGCGAACGACTCGACGATTGATCTTTTTCCGTTTATTGGTTTTTCGTGTGTTCGCCATAAATAAAATTATCGCTTACTGATTAAGACAAACAGGTCATCGACACGCTGTTCAAGTCTTGAGATTTGATCTTTCATTGATGAACCTGAGTTTGGTTTGAGTTCTGATAAGTAAGACTTAATAACCCAGCGCAGACCCAGCAACAAACTTGTTGATACGGCGCATACGCCAACGGCGATAGCGACCCAATCGTTTGCCGTCATTTGGCATTGATTCCATAATCAACTTCGCTCCCTGATTTTGGATCTATTGCTTTAGCAATTGGTGCAACTAACGCACCGGCAAGTATGGCTAGTTCTGGTCTAATGTCAGCAACAATCGCCAAGATAACAGTTATGCCTGATGCAGCCACAGCTCTTAAATATGACTTAATTGCAGCCTTATGTTTATTGGTCAGTTTCATGCGTTGCCTCCTAGTAGTGGGATGTTAAAGAAATCTGAATTATTGTCTTGGTTTTTGTTGAAACTGATATGAATGTGATGGTTGTGCTTATTGATGCCTTTGTATTTTCTCCAACGCCAGCCTAAGATTGATGAAGCAATTTTTTCTTGATGGATTACATAACTGATGCGCTTAGAGGTTTTCCCATACTGTCGAATTTGATCTGCCAAGTATGCTGAAAGCCCTTTGTCGTCAGAAAGCCGAGCGTCAATATCAATTGCTCGCACGCATCCATTTGCATCTGGGTTGTGGTCGCTTGTTCGTGTGCTATGTCTAGTATCACCAAGCCACCCATCAGATTTACGCAAACGCTCTGGGAAAGAATCATCTACTTGCTCTCTAAATTGAACAGCAGATTTTGATAACCAAGCCTTCATTAGCCAAGCAAAACTTTTAGTTCATCAACTGTCAAACCAAGACGATCTGCAATTGCTTGGCGTGCTGATGCTTTTGTTTCAGCTTCATTTTGGCGTGCTGCAAATGCTTTTGCATTATCTAATCTCGTCTTTGTTTCAGCAGCAGTTTCATCACGCTCAGAGATTGTTTCCTCGCCTGTAATTGCATTAAATTCTTTTTCTGTTATTTTCATTATTTCTCCTTATGCGCTTGTATAAACATACATAGTACCGCTATCAAATGTTCCACCAGATGTAAAAAGAGATACGGAAGTTATGGTTGCAGAATTGTTCCAAAATCCGCCCCCTACTATTCCTAATTGATTAGTTGAACCACTTGCGTTTGCTTGACCAACAGAATTAAAAACTTTTACACCAGATGCATTACCACCTGATAACAACAAATAACCATTTAATGATGAACTCGCAGCAGCCGACATTCCTGCAATTGGTGCGCCTATGGTTGCTGTAAAATCTGATCTTTGAAATATGCTTGCTGCATAAGTTGAACCAGGTTCAAAAAGAGCGCCATAAGATGTATAATTTGATCCTGAATCTGTATTAAATCTTACATAAATGAAAGATCCAGCAGTATTGGTGCTTACATCATTAAATAAAACCATAACTTGATCTTTACTGGAAATACCGCTAACAGTTGTTGTAGCACCAGATAAAGCAGTTCCACCTGAATTTAGTAAAGACCAATTTGCACCACCACCAGCAGGAGCAGCCCAAGATGGAACACCACCAGCAACAGTCAAAACATTACCTGTTGAACCAATGCCTAATCTTGTATTGGTGTTTGCGGTAGATGAACGATATTCAATATCGCCAAGAGTTGTTGATGGGTTTAATGCTTTAGTTGTTGTATCAACAGATGTTCCAAGCGTGCGGATAGCAGCTGCGCCATCTTTGACCAGAGCTGTATCATCTGGTGTTGTCCAGCCGTAGTTAGTAGTGGTTGCCATTTTTCTCCTATTATCAGGCTACGATTGTAGCGTATTCCCAT